TCAATCGCCGCCACCACCGAGTGGGTCACCTCTTCCAGAACCGGTATAAGTCCCTCGTGGTGGAGGAAGAGCCCTATACTAGCGCGCCACACCAAATGGGAAAAAGTTGCATGTGAAATGGGAATTTCACAAGCGGGGCTTGATGCAAACACTTAGAGGGCGCTGCGCGGGGCTTGGTTTTTGGCCTGCGACAGTCGCCCTCTTTCGAGGCTGATTTGGCGCCCGTGACCGTCTCACGACGCGGGGGCGTTGCGCTTGTAGAGCCCAGAACTCAGAGCGCGCGTATCTGAGATATGGTGCCAGCCTGGGGGACAGATCGGAATCAGCGCGCGACCGCTTAACGCAGGGCCCGCCGAAACGACGCCGCAGAGGCCAGCGGAAGGGCCGTTAAAGACCCCTTGAAGCCACCAAAAACAGTCCTAGAATGCTCATTCAGCCAGGACCTGTGGTTCTGTCTCTTCCAGTGCCAGACCGTCGGAGGCGCTGAGGAGAACACCGCCCACGATGATCGGCGCGACCTCTGACAGCGTAAGGCTTTCGGAGGCGATGAAACAGATCTCGTTGTGCGTCAGGATCTCTGCTATCGCCAGGGCCTCGGAGACGTGGACGCAGATGGTCTCGACGACCAAGTCCTCGATGAGCTCGACGGTGACGTTATAGTGCTTATACCAGGCCAACTCGTAATCGAGCTCCTGTTGCACGCTGCGCACAGGCAATCTTGATCCATCCGCCAGCTCTGTCAGGCCGCCGGGAAGCTCGACCTTGAAGGGTTGCCGCATGCCGCCATAGGTCGCGTGCCATGCCAGGATATTCGCGAGCTGTGCCTCGGAAACGGATCGCCAATGCAGGACCAGGCGCTTCCGATCGCTGCCCCGGACTTGGGATTTGACCCGTCCCCCGACTGTTACCGCATGGACAACATTTTTCTGGGGATTCACCTCGACAGGGTATTGCGGTCCCTTGTCCTGGGCAAAGATAAGTACTTCATCCGTCGTGAGGAAATCGTAGGCCGCCATCAGGCCACCGCTCGGCAGAGGAGCTCGATCTCATCCGCGCGCAGAGGATCCCCCAGCCGCTTGATGACCGACTGCACGATGCACTCTTTGTTCGACCAATCCCCTGGCATGCGGGTGCTCGTGATGCCAACGTGGTCCCAGGGCTCGAGGTGGATCCACTCGGGCCGGACAACGAGGCGCGCGAGGTAGTGTTGATCCTTGAGCCAGGCCAACCATTGCGTAGCCACCCAGTCGGCGGCCGTCGCATCGCGCAGGAGGCCAAATTCGGCGAGCCAGCGCTTGGTGACATTGTAACCTGGCGTGGGGGGATTGCCAGTTCCCTGGGATGTCGCATCCGTTTTCTCGACGTAGGCCCAGGAATCAGCGGATGACGGATCGGGCTGGTACCGGATCCCGATGATGTTGCGCACCTCGGCCAGTGAGGTGAGTCCCACGGCGATTGGAGCAAGGATATCATCGGTCTCATCGAAATGTTTAAGGACGCTACCAAAGAATGGTGCCAGCCATCGCTTGTATTTGCCCTCTGCGGTGAGTAGGTGGGCGGACATGCTCTGCTCGCGGATCATCTCGAAGAGGATCTTGGAGTTGATCCGATCGCGCAGTGCGAAATCCAGGCGGACCCCCGCCCCGCCCTCCGCGATCCGCGCTGCATTGAACGTCGTCGCGTCGAAGCGATCCGCCACGCTCCAGCCCAGCAGCACCCCCCCGATGTGTCGCAGGATATCCGCCGGGCGAATGATCAACCCGCCCGCAGAACCTGTGTAGGTTCCACCGCCGTCATCCGCGAATCCCTCCACGTCCACGGCTACCTCGAGGTTGTAGATCGTGTCCGTCTGCTCGCGGCCGGCCAGGAATTCTTGGGCGGCGGTGGGCGTCGTTTGGGGGGTGAACGATAGCCCTCGATAGACTGCGGTGAGCGTGATTTCTGCGTTTGCGGTCAAGTTCTGAATCGTGATTGAATCTGCCGTGTATTCCCCGGTATGCAACCAGAATGGGAATGGGGGCCCGTTCGGATAATCGTAGGTCTGGGTAAATGCTCCGACTGAAATCCTCCATTGGCTGCCGACCGGGGTTGTCATTGAGGGGCTGCGCGTAAAGTACCAGAATCCAGCAACTGCCGGAGGGTCGTGGGGCGTGAAGGTGTAGGTCTTGTTCACGGACAGGCCGGCGCCACCGAGCGTCTGTGGGAAGCTCTCGCCGGGGGGATATTCGGCGGGGGCTGAGATATTTCCGAGACCTGTTACGTCGTGTAAATGTTCGATCGATGGAGCAATGATCGCCACGGCCCGCTGCAGGAGTTGCTGCGCGTCGAAGCGGATCAGGGCTTTGCCTCCTGAATCGGTCAGTGCGGTGTAGTCCCCAGCGTCGAGTAGGACCCAGTCCTCGCGGCTGCCGCCGCGCGGGCGGATGTAGACGGCGCTGATTGTCTTGACGGCGTGGCCGGCCACCAGGTAATCAATCTGCGCCTGCACCTGGACCGCCGACGCGCCCCTCAGATGTGCGACCGCTGTGGTCCCCCCACTCGCCCGAGTCGCTCCCGTCAGATCGTTGCTACTGATGGCCGTGTAGGCAATCTCCTCCGCGTCGACCAGGATGCTGCCCGAGGCGGAGAACCCGTCTGCATCCGACAGTGGAATCGTCGTGGCGTCGATCGCGATATCCGACCGCAGCGTCGTGCGCCCGCCGATGTCTACCGGCACGCAGACGTGCCGGTCGATGCTGCCGTAGATGATCGGCTGGATCTTGCTCACGCTCTCAGGCGGCGCCTCGGAGAAATCCGTGTCCACCGGGGTGCCCAGGTCTTGGTGCCAGGCGTCCGAGCCGTCAACGACGTCGAGTCGGAATTCGGTCTCGCTGAAGAGGCCATCCTGCGCCAACTCGATCGGGCCATCGATCATCGTCAGCGCATCCGCCAGCGCCAGCGGATCCCCGTCGGCATCAATGTATTCCTGTCGCAGGATTGCCCGGCGATTCGTGAACGTCCTGGTCGCCAACTTGTCGCTGAATGGCGTCCCAGTCACGTCGTCTCCATTGACAAGCCGGATCTGGGCCTGGCCCATCTGCGGGCCACCCTGGCTGCCGGGCGAGAACGCGCCAGACTGCTCGATCTCCACGCCCCCACTCATCAACTCCGTGTATGCCTGCCCATCCACCGTCAGCGCGCGATTGCTGAGATAGAGCGTCTCCCCGGTCAACTGCATCTCCAGGAGCAGGACCGGCTCCTGCCCATCCCGAATCTTCTCACCGTCGAACGGTCCAGTCGTCGTTTGCGCCATCAGGGTGTCCAGCCCGGGGATTGCTTCCTGTATCCCAGCACCCCGCGCGCCTCGAAGACCGCCAGTTGCTTCCCCACCGACTTGGCCACCTTGCGGGCCACGACGTCGACGTCCTCGCCGCCCCCAATATTGATCGTGATGTTCGGCGCAAATGATGGATTGATGGATGCCTGCTGTTCCGGATTCAGGACAACCTCTCCGCCGTGCGCAAGGATCGGGCGCGGCGCCCCGATCGGACCGGGGACGAATCCCCCGCTTTGCATCCCGGGAAACGGGACGGGACTTTCGTCCCGGGGTTTGCTCACGTAGCCTGTGGGCATAGGATCCCAGGCATTGTTTCCCCACGCTCCACCGCTCCACCAGGCCTTGGAGCCCGGTCCCGTCTCGGGGGTCGCCCAGAATTTCTGCCATGCCGCGCTCGCACCCGGCTTGTTGCCCTGAAACGCTTCGCTCGGCATCCCGATGACCGAGGTACTGTCTACAATGTCTCGGGCAGAGGTCGCCGCCCGCTCCAAGTTGGCGCCGATCCCATCCTTGACGGCGAGACCCGCGTTGAACAGTTCCGTCCGCAGTTTCTGCGCCGTGTCGTACAGGTCCCGTTCCTTGGTCACCGCCTCCTGGATAGCCGTCGATCGCTGCGTCTGTGCCGTCGCCTCCGCCTCCGCGACCATCCGCGCCCTGTCCTCCTCGGCCAGTTTGAGTTGATCGATCGAATAGACATTCTTTTTCATCGTCTCATCGATCGCCATCAGGCGGGCCTTCTTCTCCTCCTCGATCAATATCCTGGCCTGGGGATTCACCGTCGCGAACATCCAGGCCGGCACGCCGATCCCCCTCGCAAAAGCCTCGTTCTTCGCCAGGAGGCTCTTCCCGCCCTCCATCTCCGCCTTGAGGAGGTCCACCCCCGCCTGCTGCCGCTCAATCGCCAACCCCGCGCCGGAGGCCCGGCGCTGTTCTGTCTGTCCGCGTATGGACTCCATTTGCTGGCGGCGTTGCTCCTCCACGGCTGCGAGTTGGATGTCGCGCTTCCCGTAGAGTTCTTCACGGCGTTGCAGAAACCGCGCTTGAATCGCCTCTCCCTCGATGTCCAGCGTACCGCGAGCGCCGGCCTCCGCGATCTCTTTGCGGCGCTGGTATCCGAGCACGGATTCCGCTTCTTGCGCGCCGCCCATGATTGTCTCACGGAGGCGGAGGGCCGTGGTCGCGACGTCGGTCGGTCGTGCCGCGCCCCGACCCATCAGACCCTGCAGCCCCTGCTGCCGCCCCTGCGCGCCAAGGCCGGCCATCTCGACGCCGTGCACCGCCGCTTCCTGGCCCATCAGGATCGGCATTATCTGCTGGAGTCCAGATCGCAGGGCCTCCATACGCTGTTGCGCCTCGGCGATGGCATTGGGGAGGCCCAAGAGCGTCCGCCCGATATTCTGGGCGCCCATGACAAAGGTCCCGACCCATGATTTCATCTGGCGATCCGCCGCCTCCAGCTCCAGGCGGACCTCGCGCAGCCCACCCTGAACCGCACCGAAATCGAGCGCCTTGACGGCCGTGTTGATCACAGCGAATTTGGCAGCGATCTGTTCCGTCGCCATGAACTGCGCGACCAGCGCGGCCACCGCTCCGCCCGCCGCCACCATTCCGATCTGCATGCTCTTCGTCGCCAGCGTGGTCCCTTTCAGTTGTTCGATGAACCGCGAGACCTCGAGCGCCCCATACGTCGCCTGCGGCGCGAATTGTCCGAAGGCCATGGACAGGGCTCCGATAGCCTGCTTGGTGTCTCGCATCGAGACGGTCGATTGTTCGCTCGACTTGTTATATTGCTGTACCCCTTGCGCGGCTCCAGCGCCGGCCTTTTGCACTCCGGTCAGCGACTTCTCGACCTCGCCCAGGGCGCGCCGCGTCTCCGCCGTCGCCTTATCCACCACCTGCAATTCGATCATTACCTTTGGCATTGCTTCCTTCGGTCGCAGCTGGCAGCGGGCAGCTGGCAGTTGGCAGTTTCAGGGGATTACTGCCAGCTGCCCGCTGCTAGCTGCCTGCTGCTCTTATTTCCAAGTCGGCCACAGCCGCCGCGCCAGCGCTTTGGCCCGCTCCTCGCGCGCCCCGGGATCCTGCTCGCTCGTCATCCGATGGATCAGGCAGAGCCGCTCCACCTGGTCCAGCCCCTCGTCATCGGCCCCCATGATCACCCCCGCCAGTCCCGGCCGCGCCTCAATCAGGGGATCGGCCAGCAGCCGATAGGCTCGGAGGGCGCGCCGATCCGCATCGCTCAGCCGGGACTCGAGGTATCGCCGCCCTGTGGACCCGGGCCGACTGCTGGTCCACAGGGTAAATTTTTTAGACTGCCCCCCGCCTCCCCCGCCAGGTTTATGACTCCGCTGGCGCCGAAAATCTGGTTCTTTTCGGTCGCGGGCAGCGCGGCCTTGTGCTCGCGCGTGCAGGGGGCGGGGGAGCCATCTGTCAACTCGATCCCGCCCCACTCGATCACGAGATAATCGAGCAGATCCCGGTCCACCTCTCCCTCGTCGGTCTCTTCGCGCCCGGGCACACCCGGCATCTCCGGCTCGATCCGCACCGTGTGCCGGCGCCGGATCTCGCGCACGATCTCCTGCGGCGGCCGCCGCACCCGGTACCAGTGCTCCGCGTCGCCGATCTTGAATGATTCATCTTTCGAGATCAATTGTACTTTCGGCATGGTCGCTCCGCTTGCGCAGGGCGCATGGCGCTTGGCGCATGGCGTCTGATGCTCTGCGCTCTGCGCTCTGCGCTATGCCAGATACGCCGCCTGCGCATTGTACGTATACAGGATCCACAGGGGATTGGTCCCATCGTCGCAGCAATCCCCGGCGAGCGTGATGATATTGAACCCGTCGCGGACCCCGCGCGCGATTGGGGACAGGCGCACCTTCGGGATGATCAGATCGAACCCGAAGTAGAATGCCCCGGTGGCAGCCACGACCACGGTTGACTTATTTTCAAGCTCGACGCAGACGTCCACCTGGCTGTCGTAATAGGCCCGCTCGGCCGCGATAGTGGCCGGGTCAACGATCACATCCAGCCGGATGTTCGCGCCGCGCGCCGGACCATGATCGAGGCGGCTGCGCACGATCCCACCCGCCGGCGCGTATCCATCCTCGGCCTGGAGGTCATTGGAGACCCGGAATTCGGCGTCGAGCAATCGTGTCGTCAGGGCATCCGGGGTGCCGCTGCTGATATCCTCCAACCCCTGCGTCGGGGTCGCCGAGATGGTGATGGCCGCCGGCGTCTCGATCCAGCAATAGGTATCGCCCCAGCGCAGCGGCACCTCGGTCACCTTCGCCGGAAATGCCGTTGCGCTCACCGCCCGCGTGCCGCTGCCAATCAGCCCAACCTCCATCGACCAGAAGGCCCCATTGCGGCGGAGCGCGAACGTGTCGCACTTGACGCCGTAATACATGTACTGTTCCGCGCTCGCCTTTTCCTGGACCGCGATGCTCGGCAGGGCGACGTCGGCGGCGACCGGCACGACCTTGTGTCGGTAGGCGACCAGCGCGGCATCTTGCGCAACGGTCGGCGTCCCGCCAACCAACGCTGCGAATCCGGCCAGCGGCACGGGCCGCACGCGCGGCTCGTTGTAGACAAACCGCACATCCTGGCGGATGATCTCGCTTCGCGTCGCGAACTGGCTTCCGTGGACCAGGTCCCGGTCCGTGATGATCTGGTCGTCCCAGACCACGAAGGCATCCCCGAATTCATAGAGCTGGTACGCCGGCCCAATCGTCCACGCCGCCGGCCCCGCGTTGTAGGTGGCCTCTTTGTCCCCGAGCGAGGCCATGAATTGATCGAGTACTCGGAACTGCTTAGGCATGTTGTCCTCCTAGCTGCCCCTGTGGACCAGAAGCCGAACCGGGTCCACGGGGCTGCCCGCTGGTCTTACGGACCCCAATCGAGTAATTGTACGCGCACCTCGGCTCCGTACCGCTCGGTCCCGATCGTCCCGCGCAGTTGCACGTAGTAGATCCCGACCGTCGTCAGGCCGGTCAGTGTGGAATCGAAGAGTGCCGACAGTTCGCTCTCCGTCGCGTCCCACGCCGCTGTGACCCAGTTGTAGCCCGTGATCACCGCCCGCTTGTAATCCAGGATCCGGTACTGCGGCGAGGTGAGTGACCATGTGCCACTCCCGCGAATGCGCGTCAGGCTGACCACGACGTCCCGCTTCTCGCCTTCCAGCAGCGTGATCATTTCTCCACCATCGTATAGCGGTCGACCAGTTCCTTGGGGGCGAAGCGCGCGGGCAATTCCCTGGCGCGAAAGGTCTGGGCGAGACTGCTCATCGTAAACAATTTTGATGGCAATTCGGCGGGGCGGATCATGGCGTAGGGTTCGGCGTGCAGCCAGCGGAGTTGATCTTGGGGAAGCGCGCGGTCGTAGGCGTACACCGCAGAGATGAACCCGGAGAAATAGACCGAGTACCCGATGAGATTCCCCAGGACCGTATTCGTGATGTTCTTCGTTGGGTAGGTGGTCTTATTCTTGCTGGCGTCGAGATACCCATCGACATGCACTGCCAGGAGTGTGCCGTCGAAGGTCCCTGCGATCGTATGAACCTTCCCGTCGTTCACCGAAATAATTCCCGTCACTCCATCCGCAGGCTGGAACATGATCCCGCTTGCGGACTGGTATGTCGCCTTCCCCGAGGAAATCACAAGAGCGTGCGTATGGTCTCCGCTTGTCAAGCCGCGCCCGATGACGACTGCCGTAGCGGCGATCGTGGTCGTCTGGATCTGCGCGAACACGGTGGAGTCCTGCAGCGAGGGCATGCTGCTGCCGCAATCCACATAGTCATTAGCCCCGTCGAAGGCCAACGCAGTACCAGCAGTCCGAGGTTTCCACCCGGATGCTGCGGCAGTGAATACGGTCAATCGATTACCAGATCCTCCGGCAAGATCTCTCGTCAGCATCCCAGCCCCTTCGTTCAGCACCCAGCAGCGGACCAATCCTGCGGAGAGGGGATGGTCCCAGTCAATCCCTGCACCGAGAGGAGGTTTTTGGGATGCCGGTTGTAATCCATACCGAACGAAGAGCATTACGCTCCCACCTCACTATCCAACCTCTGCGCATAGCAGACCACGGCGACCGCCTCGCCCGCGGCGTCGTCGCCGTAATCAAAAATCACGCTATAGGTGCAGCCGCCCGGGCACCACACGCACCATTGGTCCGCCTTGCTGGTGAGGATCTCATTATCGATCTTGGCGACCTTGCAGGGCGCGTCGATGGTCAGCGTGGTCCCGCTGAACTTCGAGACCCGGATGAACTCCAGGGCGGGCAGCGCCGTACCTCCGGCCGGAATCGCGATCACGCCCCATGAACAATAATCCTCATCCGCCGCGGGCGTTCCCGTCCCGTCGACCTCGAAGGCTGAGGTTCCGGCAACATAGCCGGCTAGGAGATTGATGAGTTTCAGGAGCGCTGCGGCCGTTGTGCTGAGAGCCGCGAACCAGGGGGATCCGGGCATCAGGATCCCGCCCGCGTTGAGCGTCCGGCGAATCTCGACGTTGACACCATTGGTCAGCGCCGTGATCCCTCCGCGCCCAATACCGAGGAAGAGATAGGCGCCGAATTTGGTAGACAAATCCAATGTCCCGCGCACGAGCGAGCCACGGGCGAGGCATTGCGGCGCGATGACCTGCGTGCCCGTATCGGTCCACGATGGCGTGAATGTGACGGTCATGGCCGCTCCTTATTGCTTGCTGAACGTTGCCCCGAAATATCGCAGACAACGGAGCTGCTCGGCCAGTTGCGCCTGGGCCTGCCCGTAGGCCTCACGCAGCATGGCCAGACGCTCACCCGCCGTCGCCTTGGCCTCTGGTTGTGCCTCGATCAGGATCTCGGCCAGGGTGCCAGCGAGCAGCTCATCCGCCTCGGCTTGCATGATCTGCCCGGCGCCCGTGCCCACGGGCATGGCGGAGGCTCTCGCACGGCCGCTGTTTGCCCAGGCAACCTGTTGCCCCACGCCGGCCAGGTTGGTCGCGGTAGGCACTGCGAGATGACAGGCCATGCGGACGGCCGACCCATTGCCGTCCAGGATGTGGATGTCGCTCATGGTCTTGCCTCCCGGTCAGACCAATGTATAGGCCTGTGTGGTGTGGACCCTGATCGCGATCTCTACGTAGTGACAGAGGACGCTGCCGTACATCCGCGGCTCGATCATCCGCACGATCGGCTCCTCGACGTGATCGACGATGGATCCCATGGTCACGTCCGCCCCCAGCGCGTTCTGCACGGCCTCTATCAGGTCATCAAACGCCTTTTCAGAGGCGTTTAAATCGCTCAATCCCCAATACCCCCGGATGACGTAGAGCGGCGAGCGATTCGCCTCGGCCGGCGCCTCCCTCTGACCCTCGGACGACTCCCGCGTGATGGTCCAGCCCCGAATTGTCTGGCTGTCCGGATCCTTCATCAGCTCGAGGAACCGTTTCCAGTCGCTCGTCCACCGCTCGTAGTCGTGGACGACGCCGATGCCGTCGATGGCCTCGAGGTCTGTCTTGATGCGGGCTCGGATCTGGCTTGTCAGACTCACGTGTCACCTGTGGGCAGAGGTCAGAGGACAGAGGTCAGAGGTCAGCATCCCCGATCTCTGATCTCTGATCTCTGTTCATTCGTTCATCCGCTCCGCCGCTCGTTCCGCCGCGGCATCGAGGGCGCGCTGGGCGAGGGGCTCGAGGCGGGACAGCGTCCGCTCCACGAAGGCGCTCCCGCGCGTGCCCCGCGTGCCGATTTTCCGCTGGACCAGGAACGTGGCGCTGGCGATGCGCTTCTCGGGCACGTTCAATACTTTGCGCACCCACAGCTCGATTGGTCCCCGGGGTGGCCATTTCCCCGGACGGCGGCCGCGCGAGACCACGTCAGCGTAGGGCGCGCCCCAGCCGGCGATGAGGGTCCGGATCGGCGTGCCGCGCAGCTCGTGGAAGACCGAGCCGCGGAGTCCCCCCGATCCGCCCAGCGCCCCCTCCGGCGCCTCCTCCGCGCCGATCCGCTCGAACGCACTGCCGATCTCCTCGAGCGCCCTCCGGATCTCCGCGTCGATAATCCCCGGCGCCTCTTTCGCCATCTTCAGCAACGCCGAGGCATCCAGCCGGATGACAGTGTATGGCGCCGCTTGCGCCGATTGCGCTGAGGTCATCTGGTCAGTCATCGACGTGCCTCGCGTAGCGCAGAGCGCAGAGCGCAGAGCGTCGGATTCTGACCGCCATGCGCCATGCGCCATGCGCTTTGCGCCCAGCGCCATGCGCTTTGCGCCTCACCGCCACTCCTTCGGATGCGTCAGATAATCATCGCCATAGCCAGGGCTGCGGTCCCAATCCATCTGCACGCTCGCCGCGGGTGCGCCGCGCTCGTCCTTCATCCCCATATGGGCGAAATAGAGGGCGCGCAGGTCCTTCGCCCGGCTCGCGTAGTCACTGCTCTTGCTCTTGTGATCCACACTGTCCGCGCCGATCGTGCTGTCCCCCTGCTGGGCGTAGAACATCGCCAGGCCATGCGCTGCGTAAGAGGCCGCGAGTTGTACCACCGAATAAAAATCCGCGTCCGGGATCGTGCCGGTCGCGGCGCTGACCGTGTGGAGAATGCTATACGTGATCCGCGTGCTCTCGCCCGTCGCCGGCGTGGTTACGAGCAGTCGCAATACGCGACCGGTGGTGGGTTTGACGTATTCCTGCCACTGATCTTGCTCGAGGTAGACCGGCTGTCGCTCCCCCGCAGGATATTCCACCTGGCGGACGACGGAGAAGCCCTCGCACCAATCCGTCGGACCCGGCGCCGTGCCGAGCGGGATGTCATACGTCGCGCCATCTCCGGCGATGTCCTTGACCTGGACCACGGGCCGGTGCTTTGAGTATTCCGCGACCGCTTCCTGGATCGCCGCGTCGCGCGCGTTCTGGTCCAGGTTGCGCGCCAGGTCCTGGAAGTCCTGGTCGAATTTGACGCCGTAATCTGCGAGGGTCTTTGCCACTGTTACCTCCAGAGATCAGAGGTCAGAGATCAGAGATCAGCAATGGCCCCCGCTGATCTGTGACCTCTGATCTCTGACATCTGACTTCTGACCTCTGACTTCTGACCTCTGTCTTCTGACCTCTGACCTCTGGTCCTCCGTCACTCCCCTGTGAAATAGTAAATCAGCAGATCGAAGGCGGGTGGATCGCAGAGCACCCCATTCACGATCTCGAAGAAGATGCTCTTGCCCGCCGCCACATTTGCGTTCGCGATCGTCCCGATGCTTGCGAACGTGAACGCTGCTGGCCAGACGGTGGCGGTGTTGTAGCTCTTCTCCACCACGGTGGCCCCCTCGTTGAAGACGCGCACCACGTTGCCGT